ACGATTCTATTCAGTATTTTCAAGAAAGACATTTTGATGGAACCATCCAAATGTTTATGAAGTATAAGGTAACTGAAGAAGATATTAAAAGAGGAAGAGCAAGAGACGGTAGAACAGATAATGTAGGAATAGTTACTACAACAGCAACAGCAACCATTGATGGTGGTACTACTAGTTTTAGTTGGACAGAGACTAGTAACTATCTACAGGTTCCTCCATCTGTTATTGGTGTAACAAAAGTAATGCACTTTGATGGTGCTAACACTGTTACTAACAATATGTTCAGTGTTAAATATCAGATGTTCTTGAATGATATTTACTATTGGGGTTCTACTGAAATCTTATCATATGCAATGGTTAAGACATTCCTTGAAGACCTTGATTTTGCATTGACTACACAAAAGCAAATAAGATTTAACCAGAGAATGGATAGGTTATACCTTGATATTGATTGGTCAAGTCTTAGAGAAGATGATTATCTAGTAATGGAATGTTATAGGTCTTTGCATCCAGATGATTATAATAGAGTATGGAATGATTCATTCCTAAAAAGATATGCTACTGCTAAAATTAAAAAGCAGTGGGGACAAAATTTACTTAAATTCCAAGGGGTCAAATTACCTGGTGGGGTCGAGTTAAATGGTAGGCAAATGTATGATGACGCAGAAAAGGAATTGGAAGTCATCGCAGAAATGATGTCTAACACTTACGAACTTCCACCACTTGATATGATAGGTTAAGAACATGGTACTTAACCCTTTCTTTCAGCAAGGTTCACCAGGTGAACAAAGTTTAGTTCAATCGCTTATTAATGAGCAGTTGAAAATTTATGGTGTCGATGTACATTATATGCCAAGGAAGTATGTTTCTTCTGATTCAGTATTAAGAGAGGTAAATGCATCTTCATTTGAGGATGCATATCCTATAGAGGCATATATTGATAATTTTGATGGGTATGGAGATAATCCTACACTACTATCAAAGTTTGGTATTCAAGCAACTAATGAAGTAACTCTAATAATTTCTAAGGAAAGATTTGAGACTTATATCTCTCCTTTGATGAAGAACGAATCTAATATAAAACTATCAACTAGACCAAAGGAAGGAGACTTAATCTACTTCCCATTAGGAGATCGTCTATTTGAAATCAAGTATGTAGAGCACGAGAAACCATTCTATCAACTTAAGAATACTTATGTTTATGAACTTCGTTGTGAACTCTTCCGTTACGAAGACGAGGTTATCGATACTGGTGTTGACGAGATTGATGATACCTTAGAGGCAATTGAAGGTGCTGATGGTGAAGACTTTGTTATTGGAAGCACTCAGATGCTAACTCTTGTTGGAGATGCCGAACAAGCAACTGCTGTTACTACACAGGTACATGGTGCTATTCAATATGTTGATATAACCAATAGAGGTAATAGTTATACATATGCTCCACGAGTTGCAATTTCTTCTGCTCCTGCAGGTGGAGTAACTGGTGTTGGTACTGCATATCTACTTGGAGGACTTGTTGTATGTTCAGGTTCTGCTGCTCCTTATAGCAATAAGAGTGTAGTTCAACATGTTTATATGGTGAATCCTGGTTCTGGATATACTACAGGACCTGATATGGCATTCTATGGTGGTGGAGGAACAGGTCTTGCTGTTACTTCATATATGTCAAATGGTGCTATTGGTATTGTTACTGTTACAGGTGGTGGTTCTGGATATACTACATCACCAAACATCACGTTTACAGGTCTCTCAACGGTCTCTGCTGCCGCTACAGCAGTCGTAAGTAGTGCAGGTACTATTTCTGCTATACATATAACTAATGCTGGTGCAGGTTACACTACACCACCAACAATGGTTATCGCTGCTCCTACTGGTACAAGTACTGGAAGTTTCTCATTCAATGAGGTTGTAACTGGAGGAACAAGTGGTGCTACTGCAAGAGTAAGGACTTGGAATTCTACATCAAATGAAATTGAGATATCTAATGTTGAAGGAACATTTGCTAGAGAAGAGACACTTACAGGTGCTACTTCAGGTGCATCCCGTGTTATACGATTAATTGACCTAACTAATTTCGATGATGGATATGGAGATAATGATGAGTTTGAAACTGCTGCAGACGATATACTAGACTTCTCTGAAGGCAATCCATTTGGAACACCCTAAATATAATACAAGAGGTATATAATTATGTTTGAATATTTTTATAACGAAATTTTTAGAAAGACTATCATTTCTTTTGGTACTCTTTTTAATGACATTACTATTAAGCAGACAGATTCTACCGTGAAGGTGCCTCTGGCATATGGTCCTACCCAGAAGTTTTTAGCAAGATTAGAAGAATCACCAGATCTCAATAAGAGAACTGCAATGACATTACCAAGAATGTCATTTGAGTTTACTGGTCTTCAATATGATTCATCTAGGAAGGTAACTACAACTCAACAAATTACTGTTAAAGATCCTACTACAGGACAAGGAAGTAAGACTAAAAAGGCATTTATGCCTGTTCCTTATAACATGCAATTTGAGTTGAGTGTTATGACTAAGTTGAATGATGATGCACTACAAATTGTCGAACAGATATTACCATATTTCCAACCATCATATAACCTAACAGTACAGTTAGTAGAAACAATTAAAGAGAAGAGAGATATTCCAATCGTCCTAGAGAACGTTACAATGGACGATCAATATGAAGGTAACTTTACTACTCGTAGAGTTCTACTTTATACATTAAGATTTAGTGCAAAGACATACCTATTCGGTCCTGTGTCTACTGCAACATCCGATATCATCAGAAAAACAAGCGTCAACTACATTGCTGGTGGTTCCAAGTCTGTCGAAAGAGATGTTACATACTCTGTTACTCCAAGAGCAACTAAGGATTATACAGGTGATATCCTTACAAATCTCACAGAGGATATTGATGAAGTTCAGACAACTATGAATGTAACTGACGGTACTGCTCTTACTGTTAAGACTTATATTGATGTTGACGATGAAGAAATGTATGTTACTAAGATTACCAGCAATAAGATTACTGTCGAAAGAGGTAAGGATGGTAGGACTGCTGCAGCACATGTAAATGGAGCAGAAATCAAAGGTATTACTGCTGCTGATGATCCACTAATTGAAATGGGTGATGACTTCGGATTCAGCGGTGAATATACACAAGATGCTGGATTGTTCTAATGAAAATGACTAATTTAGATGATGCTTTTAATGTCGAGTCAACTATTGTTCCAGCAGAAAAGGTTGGTATAACTCCAGAGCAAAAACCCGATAGACTTACTAAGTCTGATATTGATAAGGACTATGAGTATACTCGTGGTAATCTTTACAGTATTATAGAGAAGGGTCAGGAAGCAATTAATGGTATTCTAGAACTTGCACAAGAGAGTGAGATGCCTAGAGCATATGAGGTTGCAGGACAGTTAATTAAAAGTGTCTCTGATGCAACTGATAAGTTAATGGATCTTCAGAAAAAACTTAAGGACGTAGAGGAAGAGAAGCAACAGAAAGGACCTAATACTGTTAATAATGCATTGTTTGTTGGGTCAACTGCAGAGTTACAAAAACTATTAAAGTCTGGACTACCAAAGGATTCTAAATAACTTGGGGAGAGAAATCCCGAAGTACTTTTAGTATCCATAAAATGTCGGACCAGTTACCGTCGATAGATAATTTACCAGAGAGTGAATTACCCTCAGTCGATCAATTTATAACAGAAGAACAAGAATTACCTTCTATTGAAGAGTTCGTCGAAAAGGAAGAAGAGGAGATAGTTGAAGAAGTAGAAGAAGAGATTGTAGCAGACGCACAAGATCTCACAGAAGTATTACGACTTATTAGTGATGTTAGAAAAGACATTCCTAATATACCAGAGATTAAATATTACGACGAAGAATTAGAGAAACTTACAGAACAAGTTGAAGAGGTTAGGAATAGTATCCCAGAGATACCAGAACCTCCAGAGATACCAGAAATAAAATATTATGATAATGAGATTGCTTCCTTAAGAGAAGAAGTAAAGGATCTTCCTGAACCAAAATACTATGAAGAAGAACTAGAAGGTCTTCAGAATAGAATTGATGGTATTAAACAGGAGATAGTAGATCTTCCCGAACCAAAATATTACGAGACAGATTTAGAATCTCTTAAAGAAGACATTCTTGCAGTAAAAGAATCTATACCTACATTTCCAAAGTGGGTTAATGAGGTTAACCAAGTTCCAGATTTCTCATGGATTGGTAAGACCTTTGGTGTAATTGATGATGACTTTAGTAAGGTAGATGATAACTTAGCGTCCATTAGAGATAGAATTGACACTGAAGTTAATGAAATTGCAGAGACTATTGAAGTAAAGGAATTCGAATCTAAGAATGAATTTGATAAATTAACTAAAAGTCTGAAGGAAACTAAAGATAAGATATACAAGGAGTTAAGAGAATCTGCTTTAAGTATTAATGATATAAGACATTCATTTAAGAATGATGATAGATTATTAAAGAAGAATGTATTAAGTAACTTAAATGTATTAAAGCAAAGAGTTGAAGAAGAAGTAAAAGAATTTAATAGAAAGAATACTGAAGCAAAGGATATCTTTGATGGATATTTTACTGCTCTAACAGAAGAGATTGCTAACCTTCCTGAAGTAAAATATTATGATGAAGATATTAAGGAAGTTAGAAACGAATTTAAAGAGGGATTAAAGTCTCTCCAAACTTTAGTTGAGGAGATTAAGGGTAAGCAAGAAGTCTTAAAGGAAGAAGTAAACAAGCGTCCTATTCAACCAGACCCTGAAGAAAGTAATACTGACCCTCTTACACCAACTAATCAAAACTTTGCTACACACGAAGACTTAGCAAAGCATTATAAGTTATTTGTTAACAGAGTTCAACAGCAATTATATACCATTGGTGGCGGTGGTGCAGGGTTTATTAAAGACCTTGATGATGTATCTTTTGATGAGAGTTCAGGAACTAATAAGTTATTGATTTATAATGGAGATGGATGGGTTGGTATTGCAAGTACTGCATTATCAGGTGGAACTGATTCAACCTTAGATGATATATTAGGAAACGGTAGTGAAACTACCAAAGGAATGAGTGTTGGAGTTATTACTGCTACTAGTGGATACTTTAGTGGTATTTTAACAGCATCTACAATCAATTATGACAATGTAACGGACATATATTCAACTGGTATTATTACTGCAACTAAGGGTGTTCAGGTTACTGGTCTTGGTGTTCATGTAACAACTGCTGGTGTATCTACATTTGTTGGATTAACATCATTCCGTAAT